ATCCGAGAAAGTCTAAAAATCCTTTATTTTCAAAGAATATAGTAAATCACTCATCCGTAACCGTCCGACAAGTTCTCCCTGAATCCATGAAAAATATGTATAGTGATGTGTATAGATTTTTTATACGCATTTTTGACTTATACACATGGCACTTACAGACATACAAATCAAACGAGCAAAGCCTCAAGACAAACCCTACACAATGAACGATGGACAAGGGCTGTCATTACTCATCAATCCAGACGGCTCAAAAGGCTGGCGTTTCCGCTTTCGTTTTGCAGGTAAAGCGCGGCTAATGTCATTTGGCGGCTACGACCTTGTGAGCCTCGCAGAAGCACGTGAGAAACGCGATACAGCTCGTAAGCAAGTTGCAAACGGCATAGACCCAGTAGAAGAGCGTAAAGCCCAAAAACTGGCACAGCAACTCTCAACAGAGAATTCGTTCGAAGCCATATGTCGAGAATGGCACACCAACAAAGCTGACCGCTGGACAGTGGCCTATCGCGAAGAAATCATTAAGACATTTGAACAAGATGTGTTCCCGTTCATTGGTAAACGTTCTATCAGTGAAATCAAACCGTTAGAACTGCTTGAAGTATTGAGACGTATAGAGAAGCGTGGAGCACTAGAGAAGACCAGAAAAGTGCGCCAAAGATGCGGCGAGGTCTATCGCTATGCAATCATAACTGGGCGCGCAGAATACAATCCTGCTCCTGATTTGGCTATTGCTTTAGCCGTTCCGAAGCAAAAGCATCATCCATTTTTATCCGCTGAAGAGTTACCTCATTTTATTCGGGATCTTGAAGCGTATACCGGCAGCATTATCACTAAGAATGCGACAAAAATCGTCATGCTGACCGGTGTACGAACCCAAGAGATGCGCTTTGCTACATGGGATGAGGTTGACCTTGAGAAAGGTATATGGGAAATCCCCGCTGAACGTATGAAAATGCGTAGGCCTCACATTGTTCCTTTATCTACTCAAGTAGTTGACCTCTTCAAACAGCTCAAACCTATTACCGGCCATTACCCTTACATCTTTATTGGCAGGAACAACCGCAGTAAACCGATCTCGAAAGAAAGCGTATCGCAAGTGATTGAGTTACTTGGTTACAAAGGGCGTGCTACAGGTCACGGTTTTAGACATACAATGTCGACAATCCTACATGAACAGGGATTTGATAGTGCATGGATTGAGATGCAATTAGCTCATGTAGATAAAAACAGTATTCGTGGGACTTATAATCATGCTCAATACCTTGAGCACAGAAAAACAATGATGCAATGGTATTCTGATAAATATTCTCTGGGGGTTATAAATAATGGACTTATTTAATAAACATATAGCTAATATTTTAAGAGCAAAAGATGAAGAGTCTTTAGCTATTTTTATTGGAGCTGGAGTTTCAAAATCATCTGAAACAAAAACCATTAAAATGCCCTCATGGGGAGATTTAATTGACTCACTCATATCAGACCTAAATATTGAGGGAGAGACAGATTATCTAAAAATCGCACAGCTTTATTACCTCACATTTGGTGAGCATCTTTACTATAAAAAAATCAAAGACTTCTTTCCTGATAACATTCCTCATTCAAAAATCCACGATCTAATATTTAAGTTGAATCCTCACTCTGTTATTACGACAAATTGGGATACACTACTTGAAGCAGCTATAAATGCTAAAACTTATTTTTACAATGTGATTAGCAGTGATAAAGATTTGATGAAATCTTATCTTGGAAAAAAATTAATAAAAATGCATGGTGATTTTAAAAATCACAATATAGTATTTAAAGAAGATGATTATCTAAATTATAGCTATAAGTTCCCGTTAATTGAAAACTATGTTAAGAGTATCATATCTACGCATACTGTTCTGTTCTTGGGATATTCATATAATGATATAGATCTCAAACAGATCATCAAATGGACTCAAAATCATTCATCTGTTAGACCGCCAATGTATCTAGTTGTATTTAAAGATATCCCTGCACAAAGGAAGTATCTTGAAAGTCATGGCATTATCACGATTATTTTAGCCGATGAAAAACTTAAGCCTTTCAACAATGATTCATATTCTAATAAATTATATACTTTTCTCTACAACCTAAATAGCCTTGAGTTATGCACGAACTTAAGTGATATAGAAATAATTAATCTTATTTACTCAAGAGTGAAATCGCTTCAATCTCTAAATGCAATACTTGCTGAACAGATCACAAGATGTTTCACTAATTGTGGTTTAATGTATATTGACGATAATGGACCAAAAGCTTTATTGAGATTTTATGACACCGAAGTAACCTCTAGTGACAACAATATAGAGCTAAGAGGATTTTATAAAAAATTCGTGAGCCTTCTTAATGATGATGAAAAGGTTGAAAAGTACAAGTCTCATCTTCAGAAATTATTTTTTATTTTCAAAAAAGCAAGTATATATGGTGTCATCCTAAATGATAAGCGTGACAGAGCATTACTAACTACTGAAATACTGCCAAATGATTCATTGATCAAGATTGACAAAGAGATAAACTTCAATTATTACGAGAATATCACACCCATACGTTCTAATATTATCGATAAATCCAGGCAATATAATTGTTTCCAGTTAAATAAGCTTGATGAAGCTTATAGCATCATCGAGGACGAACTATCGGAAGAAATAAGGCAAAAAGACTATGCTAACATTCTTATTTCTCTTTTCAATCAAAATGTAATACTTCATAGCTTGAAATATGGTTTCTCAAGTGATAGGGATAACTATTCAACTCTCGAAGAAAATAAAATTCACGAGCTATATGATGACCTTCCAAGAAATATTAAAAAGACCGTCTCAGTCATATACGACCTAGTAACATTTGACTATTTATTTAACCTCCATTATACCGTTAGTTCTCTTTTAACAAAATACAGCGACGTCAGAAAAAGAAATACACGATTATTAATTGATGGAGATATTTATAAAACTGATTTTTTATTCGAAAACCTTATAATATTTGTATTGAAAAATGGTTGTCTGATTGATGTTTATAAAGAATTCAAAGATGTAATTAGAAAAGTTATTGAAATAAAAATCATCAAAAATGCTGGCAAGAACGAGCTTTCTTTAACAAAACTAGAGTTATACTCCTGCATTAAATACATCGATGAGAAAACCCTTACCCTTCTTTTAAGAAAGGAAGACAAAAAACCAATAAAACTATCTGTGCAACCAAAAGAGTTAGATTGGTTAATACTTATAGCACTCAATAATTTAGCAAAAGCGTATAGTAAGAATTCAAAAGCATTTAATCCTGTCGAAATCAAACTCATTAACACAATAAAATTACTATCTTTAATTAAAGTAACGGTTGATCAAGATTCCATAATATTAAAAATATTAGATGACACCCTAAAATCCTCATATCATAACTTAGCATTCTATGATGCCATTTCAGAATATATTGTTTTGAGGTATAACGCTAAAGATGATAATTCATCTATTGATGGAATAAAATCCATAATTGATACGATCCTAAATAAATTGATAAGCAGAAATCTCGGTGGGTATGAAATAATAGCCATAGTCAATCGTGGCCTTGCTAATATCTTCTCTGTGGCAGAAAACTTAGGCGTCAATATTGAGGATGCTGATAAGATAGATAAATTACTTCTTGAAATTAGTTCCTATTCAAATGCAGACAGAGCAAGAGCTGTAGAAACCATACTATATGATCTGTATAGAATAACCACTGGAGAAATAAGAGAAAAGATAAAAAACTTCATCAAAAATACTTCAACAGTTGATTTCAGTGAAGAAAGAAAAATTAAGTTTGAATTATTTTTATTAGCTTCGGGAATTTCTGATAATTATGACAATCTTCCTGAGAGAGTTACTAAAATCATTGAAAATTATAAAGGATTTAGCTTTAACTCTGAAGCAGAGGTAATCAGAAATTTATTGCGACATATAGTTAATACCCGAAATTTAAGTGACTTTTCACAAGCACTCTCGAAGATTGAGGAAGTAATGAATAATTATAAATAATTCCTTTCTCGGCGCGCAATGCTCTCCCCGCCACGCCTGCCCGCTTTATAGGGTAGTTTTCATGCAGGTGCATGAACCGGCTCAGGCCGCGCCGGTACTGGCGTGGTAGGGGAAATAAAATACGGGGATTTGCATGCAAAACCATGCACCTTATGGATGCATGGCTTTTTTCGGGAAAAATAGCGGAATTTTCGGGGATTTTTTTGCGTGCTACCGTGCGGCCAGTTCTGCACGTCGGCGGGTGTAAATCAGGTTCTGTGTCGGGGTGAATTTCTGGCGATTATCATCCCGCGAGGCCGCATCAGGCCTGAATCCGATGGCCGTTAAAATATCGCTGTCCTGCGCGGAATAATTAATTTTTTCACCTGCGGCCAGCCACACCGACAGGGCTTCACGCAGATAATCAACCGAGTGCTGCATGGCGCTCTGTTTTACTGCGGGAATTTGTTCGTTATACCCCATCAGCTCAGGTGCCAGCGTGGCGGCCAGCTCCGCGCCGTGCTGCTGCATAAAGTCATGGAGACGGTTGCGGATGCTAATGTGCTGCACCTCCTCATGTGAGCGGATATAGCGACCGGCGGCCTGATTAATTTCCCATTTTTTCACATCGATATTGTCGCGCAAATCCTGCATTCTGCGCGGGATTTGTTCGTCACCGGCAAGGAGCTGTTCACGGTATTCCCGTTCAAGGTCTGCAAGTTCGGCTTTACGTTTCAGCCAGGTATTTTTGTTCGTCTGACAGGCCTCAAAGGCCTGCTGTATTGTCACAGTGGTCACGTGTCTCTCTCCTGATTAATGCCGGAACGGCGAACTGTAGCAGCCCTGTACTTTACGCGGCGGCGGTGGCGCCACCGGCGCGGGGTCGGTTTTCTCCGGTGCGGCACGTATCACACCGTCAACCGACTCGATGGTGCGGAAAGTGGCCGAGCATTCGATATTGGTACACTGGTGATAACGCTGTTTGACGTTTTCCGACAGATACCGGCTGGTACGGACGTGCGCGGTCTTTTTGCAGAACGGGCAGTGAAACATGATTCAGCCCTCTGCCTGTTCGTGGTCTTTTGCGGCCAGTTCAGCGGCAAGCTTCATCCGTCTGGCCGGGCTTCTTAACAGCGCCATATCAACCCCGGTTATGACCGGGCGATTCATGCCCGTTACGGACAGAACCGGCTCCTGCTCCATATCAAAATGATACAGGGCTGACTGCAGATTCAGGGCATCACCCAGCTCGCGGGTCACGGTCGCACGCGGCGAAGTTTCTCCGCTCATTTCCAGCGACCGTATACGCAACAGAAAGGCACGTAACAGTGCGGGGCTGATACCGGTCAGCGCCTTCTTCCACTCGCTGTTGGCGTAGGTAGTGAACGCTTTTTCATGGGCGCTGATGTAAGCCGTACCGGAGGAGCATGCGCCAAGCATGGCGAGGTTTTTGTCTTTCTCCAGCTCGGTAATCAGACCGGTAAACTCATCAGCCAGTTCGCGGCTGGCGATACGTTTACTGTGTTCAGCTTTCAGTTCGGGAGTGAGGTTGCCGCGCAGAGTTCGAAAGCGGCTGCGCCAGTCCTGTTCGGCCTGTGCACTTTCACTGAGCGCGGTCTGTCGTTCCTGCTCACAACGCTGAACGGAAGCCTCAATGTCGCTGAGTTTACCCATGCTGGCCGTGTGTGCGTCTTTTGCTTCGTTAAGTGCGGCCAGCGCACCGGCAATACGTTGTTCCGCGCCTTCATCCTGTTTACTGATAACGGTCTGCATGGCTTTAATAATGAGTTCGGGTTTCATGTTCAGGCTCTCCGTGTGTTCAACCTGAAATGATTCTGACGCCTCCTGCACAACAACACGATTCATTGCCGTTGTCAGAGTGCTGGCACAAACAGACCTTAAAAACCGGCTGGCCAGAGAAAGGTCGCAGGAAAACCTTACTCACCGTTTGTTTTTTTACTTATAACTATTCACCACTGTTCACCTTAAATAAAAAGATAAGTAATACAGTAAGTTAAAGGGTGAACAGTTAAAGGTCTGACTGTTCACCGTCTGTTCACCACTGTTCACCTTTCAGTTTGTTCAGCCAGTCAGCTACTTAGACTTTTTAGCAATTAAAAAATAGAAATATATAAAAAAAAGTAATCATAAATGGGCCACCGGTTTGCCAACATTTACCAAAAAACGGCCAACGTTTGCCACTGTATAAAAAACGCTCTGTTGTGTGATGGAGCAGTACAAAATGACTTGTTGCCCTGCGTAAAAATATTCACAAAATAGAGAGCTACCCGAAGCCGGACGGACACGACCGGCACTGTATGGACTTTGTGAGGTAGCCCAATGCACATCGCTTTTTCTTCCCCGTCTTCTGCCCCTGCCGCCCCGCTGATGCCGGTTTCTGATACCGTTCACGAGCGCTTTATCCGTCTGCCCGAAGTGATGCATCTGTGCGGCCTGTCCCGCTCGACCATTTACGACCTCATCAGCCGGGAAGCCTTCCCGAAACAAATCTCCCTCGGCGGAAAAAATGTGGCGTGGGCGCAGTCTGAAATCACTGCATGGATGGCGGATCGCATTGCCGAACGTAACCGGGGCTATGACGCATGATGATGACCGTTCAGCAAACAGCCCCTTTTTCTGGCTTGCTTCTTTTCGCCGTTTCCAGGTATAGTTTTCCCGCTGTCGCAAAATCGGCAGCCGGGCGTGAGAACCCGAGTTACTCAGTGGCGACACCGGACGCGCCATGCGTCTTTTTTTGTGTCTATGCCTATGTGCACCTGTTGTTTACGCATCGGTTCTTAAGCCGTTGCTGTATCTGCGTAATGGTGGCTCAGGCGGGGCAGCCTTCGGGCTGGCCGGTACCCATTGAGGCCGGTTTCTCACCCCCGTCTGGGCTACCACCCGAGCGTGAGAACTCCGGTGGTAGCGTTAACCGCTACTCAATGGAGGTTGCCCCTATGGCTACGACCCTCACCCCGTCACACCCGCAATTCGTCTTTGTGTTTGCCGCCGTTCCTCGCGCAGACCGTAAACCCCGTATCTGTATGCTCCGCACCGTTGCCGGTGATGAGCACGCCGCACGCCTTTCTCTTGTTCGCGATTACGTTCTCTCGTTCGCTGGCCGTCTGCCGGTTGCGGAGGTGAGCGCATGAGACACACCACCATTACCGCCCGTGACCTCGAATGTCTGGAGCATATGCGCAACGTCGGCCAGCTCGTCGGCGACCTGATGCAGGTGCAGGACTGCGCCACCGTTCGTCGTGACCCGACGCAGCAGTTACAGCTCACCTCCGTGATTTACCTCATGACCGCCCAGCTCGACGGCGTGGTCGAACGCTGCAATCAGCAGTGGCTGACCGGGGAGGGTAACGTATGAAAAAGCCATTACCGCCTGTATTACGCGCCGCGCTGTATCGTCGCGCCGTGGCCTGTGCCTGGCTGACCCTGTGCGAACGCCAGCACCGCTATCCGCACCTCACCCTCGACGCGCTGGAAAGCGCCATTGCCGCCGAGCTCGAAGGGTTTTATCTGCGCCAGCACGGCGAGGAAAAAGGCCGCCAGATTGCCTGTGCGTTACTGGAGGATTTAATGGAAGCCGGACCACTCAAAGCCGCGCCATCGCTGTCCTTTCTCGGGCTGGCCGTGATGGATGAGCTTTGCGCCCGTCATATCACGTCGCCGGTACTGCACTGAGGGAGAAAACAACGATGAAAATGAACGTAACGGACACCGTAAAACAGGCATGCGGCCACTGGCCGCGCATTCTCCCTGCGCTGGGTGTGAAGGTGATTAAAAACCGCCATCAGTCCTGCCCGGTGTGCGGTGGCTCTGACCGCTTTCGCTTTGACGATAAAGAGGGGCGCGGCACGTGGTTCTGTAACCAGTGCGGCGCGGGTGACGGACTGAAACTGGTCGAGAAGGTGTTCGGTGTATCAGCCTCTGAGGCCGCCGGGAAGGTGAACGCCGTGACCGGCAATCTGTCACCGGTTGCCCCGGAGATGATTGCAGCCGCAGAAGCCGGAACGGAGGCCGACCGGAAAGCGGCGGCAGAGCTTTCAGTAAAACTGATGGAGAAAACCCACACGACCACTGGCAACGCTTATCTGACCGGCAAGGGCTTTCCCGTTCTGGAGTGTCTGACGCTCACCGCCATGCATAAAACCGGCGGCGTGACGTTCCGTGCCGGGGATGTGGTGGTGCCGCTGCATGACGATACCGGCGCACTGGTTAACCTTCAGCTTATCAATGCTGATGGTCTCAAACGCACCCTGAAAGGCGGGCAGGTCAAAGGGGCATGTCATGTCATCAAAGGGAAAAAACAGGCCGGAAAACGCCTGTGGATTGCGGAGGGTTATGCGACCGCGCTCACCGTGCATCACCTGACCGGGGAAACCGTCATGGTGGCGCTGTCCTCAGTAAACCTCCTTTCTCTGGCGAGCCTTGCCCGTCAGAAGTCCCCGGCCTGTCAGATAGTGCTTGCCGCCGACCGTGACCTTAACGGCGACGGACAGACCAAAGCGTCTGCGGCCGCAGAGTCCTGCGAGGGCGTGGTCGCCCTGCCGCCGGTGTTCGGTGACTGGAATGATGCGTACACACAGCACGGCGGGGAGGCCACGCGTAAAGCCATGTATGACGCCATCCGGCCACCGGCTGACAGCCCGTTCAGCACCATGAGCGAGGCGGAATTTACCGCCATGAGTACCAGTGAGAAAGCCATGCGGGTGCATGATCATTACGGCGAAGCGCTGGCCGTGGATGCGAACGGGCAGCTCCTGTCCCGCTATGAAAACGGCATCTGGAAAAATATCCCTGCCGCCACTTTCTCACGAAATGTGGCTGACTTATTCCAGCGTCTGCGAGCCCCGTTCTCGTCCGGGAAAATTGCCTCGGTGGTGGAGACCCTGAAACTGATTATTCCCCAGCAGGATACACCGGCACGTCGTCTGATTGGCTTTCGCAACGGGGTACTTGATACCCAGAGCGGCGTATTCAGCCCGCACCACAAATCGCACTGGCTGCGCACGCTGTGTGATGTGGATTTTACCCCGCCGGTGGAGGGGGAAACGCTGGAGACTCACGCGCCGAACTTCTGGCGCTGGCTCGACCGTGCGGCCGGTAAAAATCCACAAAAACGCGACGTGATTCTGGCTGCGCTGTTTATGGTGCTGGCGAACCGTTACGACTGGCAGCTCTTTCTCGAAGTCACCGGTCCCGGCGGGAGCGGCAAAAGTATTCTGGCTGAAATCGCGACCCTGCTCGCTGGGGAAGATAACGCCACGTCAGCCGATATCGACACACTGGAAGACCCGCGCAAGCGTGCCTCCCTGATTGGCTTCTCGCTAATCCGTCTGCCTGACCAGGAAAAATGGAGCGGTGACGGTGCAGGGCTTAAGGCCATCACCGGCGGCGATGCGGTCTCGGTTGACCCGAAATATCAGAACCCGTACTCAACACATATTCCGGCGGTGATTCTGGCCGTGAACAATAACCCGATGCGCTTCACCGACCGCAGCGGCGGCGTCTCCCGTCGCCGGGTGATTATTCATTTCCCGGAGCAGATTGCCCCGGAGGAACGAGACCCGCAGCTCAGGGATAAAATTGCGCGCGAGCTGGCCGTCATCGTGCGCCAGCTTATGCAGAAATTCAGCGACCCGATGACCGCGCGCGCACTGCTCCAGTCGCAGCAGAACTCCGACGAGGCGCTCAGCATTAAGCGCGATGCTGACCCGACATTTGATTTTTGCGGCTATCTGGAAATGCTCCCGCAGACCAACGGGATGTTTATGGGGAATGCCAGCATCATCCCGCGGAATTATCGTAAATATCTCTATCACGCGTATCTGGCCTATATGGAGGCCAACGGATACAGAAACGTGCTCAGCCTGAAAATGTTCGGGCTGGGGCTGCCCATGATGCTGAAAGAGTACGGCCTGAATTATGAGAAGCGGCACACCAAGCAGGGGATACAAACCAATCTGTCGCTGAAAGAGGAAAGCTACGGCGACTGGCTGCCGAAGTGCGACGAACCCGCAGCAACATAACCTCACTCAGACCGGCAACAGCCGGTCTTTTCCTTTCTGGCCATTGCCACAAGGTGAACAATCCACTGTTCACCCTTCACCGTATATTCACCCTGTATCACCATGAAATTATTGATAAAAAACCAGAGGTGAACAGTGTGAACAATAAAACCTGAAAAAACTTTATATCACCCTGCGCATCGCCTGAGCGGACGGATCCAGAACGAGCAAAAATCACAAAGGTGAAGAGTCGACTCTTCACTCTTCACCAACTCATCACCACTTAAGCCAATGATATAAATTAAAAAATTATTGAGGTGAACAGTGTGAACAGTTAAATACAAAAAAACTTTTTTCTCGCGTTTGTTCTCTAATTCATCAAGTTCAATTTCTGTTTATTTTTCACCCTAAAAACAGACGTGCGCTCAAATGTGTATAGAAAAATGTATAACAAGGAATTGGGTTATCTTTAAAATAATTTAAATTCAGTTTGTTACAACCAGACCAGCACTCCTGTGATCTTCCGCCAAAGTTCCTCAAGTAAGATCTTCTTAAATCACATCTCTTTTTAGCTTTCTTTATCCTGTGTTGTTCTCTGGCATACTACGTTGATTGTAGCGTTATTAGTCAGGTAACAACGGAGGCTACATGACAGATATGCCACCCCCACAATCCCTATATTCAGCTATTGCCAATAGAGAGAATTTAAGTATAGAATAAATCTGCAACATTCGGGTGAACTTCGCCTGTTGCTGCTCTTTAAAATGTCACTTTAGAGAAGGTATCGATGCCGAAAGGCGATCCCTTTGGGATCATGACCGGTCATGCGGATATATTGAAAGTTTATGTGCGTTCGGAAGATTGCATCATAATCTATGCAAAATATAGCCGACAGTTGTCTGGCGTATAAGGTTAGGAGTTGTCAGGTCGACAATATTACCTTCATATAAATTATCTCGGTCTGGCGGCGTAATTTTGCGTCTAAAATCGAGAAATCAACTATGTTTAGTATCTCTTTAAACATGCAAGTGACATTCAAAAAAACGAAGAGCTCAATTTCAGGTGATGCTGCCAACTTACTGATTTAGTGTATGATGGTGTTTTTGAGGTGCTCCAGTGGCTTCTGTTTCTATCAGCTGTCCCTCCTGTTCAGCTACTGACGGGGTGGTGCGTAACGGCAAAAGCAC